TGGGTTGAAGTAACAGATTTTTGTACGTCATTATGAGCCACTCTCCGGCGTTGAGGATTTCTTAGACCATTTCACGCTGTTTTGCTTCGCGTAGACTTCCACCTGCAGCACTTTCCCCTTGGGGGAGTCGACCGCCTGCATGCTGTGGCCGTTCAGTGCCAGCTCTTGGGTGGCAATGCGTTTATTTGGGAACTCGATAAACAGCAGCACCGTTTGTTTGGCATCCGCCGCGTCAATAAACGCCTCCTGAATGTCATCATTGGGCGCATCAAGAAAGACAAAGGTTTTATCCTCACCCTCGGCCATGTCCTGCATATACTTGGGCTCGGTATCGATAAGGCGCGTCACCTCGATATAGGTCCCTTTTAGGTAGTAACAGCGGATACGCGAGCAACCCGGTGATACGCTCTAGCGCGGTTTTAATCGCCTGTTCTATCATGACGAATATCTGCCTCCGCCGTAATGATGAGCCGATCGGCCTGCGTGCGATCGGTTGAGCGCACCGTGAAGAACTGCCGCCCCAATACAACCTGCCAATCCTGCGTAACATCCGAGCGAGGCCGTAGCGTAAACTGATAAGTCTCAACAACTTGTTGCTGGTCGATATTGCGAATCTTTCGGTTTGAAATCGGTTCAACTTTGGTCCATAGAGTTGCCACATCAACAGACTCAACCGGAAGTGGCTCTCCTAGCGGGCCACGCCTCATTTCCATGCGGCGCAGTGTAACCCTATACCTTAATTCGCTTGCTGAAAGTGGCTTCATTATCTACTCCATGAGTTTTCAAATAGTTCAATCATCAGAGCGAACTGTGGCGTTAGCATTAGATTATTGTTGGCTTTCGAAGATCATAAATTAGCATTGATACAGAGTAAGGAAGCTCGCCCTGTTTCAGCTTTTGCTCCTCCTCCCCTCCACGATTCCTGTCGAGATAGCCGAGTAATATAAGCAAGGCAGTTTGCACTCGAGTGAGTGGTTCACCTTTAATCAATGCTCCAGAGTCATTAATAATGAGATCTCGACTCCCTTGGACATAAGAAAGGATTGCAGCGCTACCGCCCTGAATTTTCAGTGTTAGATCTGGAGCATCGTAATCATCATCAATACGGAGGTGCATCTTTGCCTCATCAAGCGTTACGAGTTCAATCACGTTTTATCCCTCCCATCCCGTCCACGCTTGGTTGCTAGCGTCCAGCCTTTTGAGCCGTTTTCACCCGGTTTATCTGTCGATTCTTGATCGCAATGCCACATCGAACCTCCCCAAGTGACCGTGTCACCTGGCTGATACGCCTCACCCGATTTGAATACACCACGATAAATCATTGCAGGAATTGAGAACGCCTTGCTCTCAGCTGCACCGCTAGCGCGCGTCACCGTGACGGTAAAATTCCTCTCATCAGTGCTGCTGACGTCAATACCCAATACGCCATCAACAAGGCATTCCCAGCCTCGCATGCCGTGCGTCTTTTCGTAGGCGCACCATAGGCCTCCAGAATGTGTCGCATAGCTGCCACGCGGGTAACTTTTTTCTTCTTCAATAAACGGCATTACTTCGAGCTGAAGCGCGTCACGCCCATCCCCCCCTTTGGTGGGTTCCAGTGCAGGAAGCGCAGCAAAAGCATCTGCGACTAGCGCATTAATATCGGGTAATTGTGGTGCCTCTGGCGCAGGAAGTTCAGCTACCGCGGCTTTGACCATCTGTTCCAACAGCGGTTTCACATCCTCAGCCGTGACACTTTTCCCCGGTTCTGGTGCTGGAAGCGCGGCAACAGCCTCTGCGACTAGCGCATTAATATCAGGCAATTGTGGTGCCTCTAACATAGGAAGTTCGACCACCGCGGCTTTGACCATCTGTTCCAACAGCGGCTTCACATCCTCAGTCGTGACACTTTTCCCCGGCTCAGGTGCTGGGAGCGCGGCAATGGCCTCTGCGACTAGTGCGTCAACATCGGGCAGTTGCGGTGCCTCTGGCACTGGAAGCGCAGCTACCGCAGCTTTGACCATCTGTTCCAACAGCGGTGTCACATCTTCAGCCGTGACACTTTTCCCCGGCTCCTGCGCGGGAAGCGCACCAACGGCATTTGCGACTAAACTACCGAGCCACCGTATGCATCACCAACTGCATAGTCTGCTGCCTTGCTGCTATCCCATCTTGCCAGCACGCGTGCGAGATGTTGTTGAGGGACGCTGTAGCACACACCATGAATCAACCGAGGCATAGTGATAAAGTCAGCGCGGCTCTTATCAGCTATGACCAGCCTCTCAGCTATTTGCATCTGATACTGTGGCGGCCTGCCTGTGCCCAGATAAAAGCTAACGAGGTTATCAGGGAAGCGTACCAACCATTCAACAACTGCCACATGGAATTCAGGCACCAGCAATGCATCGTCTTCAATCACGACCACCCTGCAGGATTGCTCAGCAGCCCATTCAAGCGCTCGGCGATGATTCCAGTTCGCAGCGTGGTCACCACTATCAATTAGCAGAACAGCACTCAATGACTTAGCCAAACAGAGTGCCTGCTTGTAGCGTGAGTGGTGCCCAACCACCACAAACTTCACTTGTGTTTCCACCAGGCGCTCTCCTTACCAACCCCGTCAGTTTTGAAAACAGTATGCACACGTGGGCCGGTAACGACACGATCGCCAAATGACTTAGCGACAATGCCAAACGCGCCCATATCAACAGATGTAGCTGGTGCTTTCTCAATACACCAGAACCGTTGGCTTTCAATGCGGTAATACAGACGAATGATACGATGTGCAAACTCCATTACATCTTCACGGCATCCGCCAAGCAGCCCAGCGTTGAGCAGTACCTCAGCCTTATGCCTATCGAAGAATGAATGGTAAGTCTGCCCATGGTGATTCTTCTTCATCCACGGATCCGAATATGTTGTAGCCTCGGAACCAACGTAAATCTGACCCGGCTCCATCTCATCCCATGGCTCACTTAACATCTCGACATCGGTACCGTCAGTACACCAGACAAGATGGTACTCAGGGTGAGCTCTCAGGTGTTGATAGATATGCAACCAGCGCGCAAAGTATGGACTCATGCGCAGAACTGGAATCTCGAATAGACCGGCGCCAGTTGGAGATTCTTTCAACTCATCAGCCAGGACAACCGGCAGTGCGCCGGATATAGAATCTGCCCATGCCTGTAACAGTTGCGGATCCGCTTTCATGCTGACAACACGCTGAGGGTCTGGCTGGCTCGTCAGTAACGTGGTGATAACTACGTTTGGATTCCGAGAATATGATGCAAAACCGGTGTATCCGGTATCACGGCGGCCGTTATAAATACCGACGTTGCGTTTCACCAACGCCTCACGTTCAGGCCGAGGTACTGAACGATTTACCTGTTCATGCTCATCGAGCGAATAAATCAGCTTTTCCGAACCAACAACATCAGCAAAGGCCCATGTGGTTAACCCAGCGTTATGAATGCGCAACGCTAAATCTGGATGCTCATACATTCCACGGCCATAGATAGGATCGAAACCACCAACCTTCTCGATGGCGCAGCGATGGTAATACAGCATCACGCCGCGCTGACCGGTATAAGCAACGTGCGTATTGTCGCGATACAGTTCGGCCATATCGTTCAATTTCTTCGGCCCTGCCAAATCTTTAAACTGATAAGCCAGATGAGGCTCGGGTGATTCGATGTAAGGGATATGCCAGTTATCAGCTATGGGCCATGCATCATCGTCCCATAAAAATAGATGTTCACACCCGACATCCATCAGCACTTCAAGGCTTCGATTCTTAGATGCCACAATGCCGAGGGATTTTTCGTGCCGTATAAGCTGAATACCATCAGGAACTACGGCGGCAGGTGCTGATCCATCATCAATAACAACCACCAGCGTACTAGGCGGTAGATGTTTTTGGTGTTGTGCTATGGCGCGACAAAGAACATCAGCGCGGTCGTGAGTGGTGATTGCTATACCGATACGCCCTACTGCGCTGCATGCAGGGGCAAATGGGACACCATCGATGATGACCTGCATGATTTAACCTCTATTCAGAATAATCATCTATGAGTGAAAGTATCGCCCCGCGTAATTCAGTGAGCACCTGCATACAAAACAGCATGTTTATACTGAAATAACTAATGGCCAAACTTATAAGACAGCAGAAAATAAAATTATTGTATACGTTCCATCTGAACCTTCCCGTAAAGAGTCTGCCGCTTCACCTTGCCACCCTCAGCCTGCATGCGCCCTTGGTCATTAGTCATGGCAATAATAACCTCACCCTTCTCATCGTCAGACGTGAAGCAATTTTTTACTTCAATGCCATCGAGAAAGACTTTGTAGCGCTCTCTGTATGATTCGATTTTTACACCGGGATCATCACCAAGGACTGTCAGGCGCATATGACCTCCAATAAAAAAGGCCACCAGCGATGACCTCATGTGATTTGGTGTTCTTTTGGCATTATCGCAGGTACTCATCGAATACCTACTGTAATGCTTCAGTCAATTCAGTAACCAGTTCGCGCTCATATCATCTCTGTATCACCGCCATCTCTCTGGCGACGAACGTATCATCATTAACGCGGCTAACGCATACGCCAACCTGCGACCGATTAAGCATCTCTACCAACCGGTCCTTACTGACTACGTCAGCCTTCCCTTCACAGGTAAAACCTTTGCTCTTGGAGAGTGGGATGGCAACTGTTCCACTGCCTTTATTATTGCCGCCATTTATAGCCCAGTTTAAAGCACCAATAATGCATACCAGCCCAATACCTAACGATATAAATACCGCTTTTACACCACTGGAAAACTTCACGCTGAGTTCCTTCCCAAATAAAAGCGAAGATAACAGCATGAAGAGTATGGTTAAAATTGGTTGTATAGATCAATTATCGATTATTGATCGTTCAAAACGATCGGTATTGCAAAGGTATTACGTTGGTATCTAATGTTTTACTTCTGTAAGTGAAGTATAGATGCGTTCGCAGGTTTGTCCTGCGCCATAAGCTCGGTCAGCCTCTTTTGCATACTCTCCTGCCGCTTCGCTTGATTCGCTGAGCAGCTCGGTAAGCAAAATGACTGCTTGGGACTTTGACGCGCCTGCGGTGGCAGCATTGGAAAGCTTGCCGGTTTCACTGTCTGCGAATTGTTGCCTGAGCTGTGCGAGCTGTTCCCGCAACCTGTCAGCAGAATGCTGAGCATCAAGAGCATCAGCTTTAAGTTGTTCGTTATCTTCATCTGCATCTTTAGCCGCCTGATCAGCCGCCCGTTGTCTGCGTTGCTCTTCTGCTCGTTCGTCTGCCTGTCGCTGCTCTCGAGCATCAGAATCAGCTTTATCACGCATCGTCCATTCCAACTGCCAAGATTTATCAGCGCTGTCATAGCCGACTGAGTAAGCCCCCAATAACGACAAAGCCACCAGCGCTGTTAACGTTAGTGGCTTCCAGAACTCTTTTAGAGAAATAATCATTGATCAATATCCCAGCAAGTAAGCTCCGACTCTTGGCCTCTTCGCACCGGCTGCCCAGCGCAATTATTTTCTTTAATCCGACAATCTCTACCGCCGTCGAATATCCAGCGCTTTATCTCAGCACAAGCGCCTTTTCGATCGCCAGCATTCAGCCGCTTATAGAACGTTGAAGGGAAGCATTTACTGGGGCCGATATTATACGGACAGAAAGAAGCGATACCGGCTATGGCTGGCTCGGATAGTGGCACTATTACATTACGCTTAACCCATGCGATGGCTTTATCACGCTCTATCGCGTCGTAGCGTTTGCATTCGCTGTATGAAAGTTTCATCCCTCGAGTAACTGGCTTACCTTCAATGCGCGTCAAACCGCGGCATATCGTCCAGATATCTCGCCCATCCTGATACGCAATAGTTCGAACGCCCTCTTTCTCATCGAGAAACTGGTCGAGGATTTTATCTGCTGTGGCTCCACCGAGAACTAATGCCAGAACTGCAGCGCTAAGTTTGGTTTTAGTCCCCATCAATCACGCTCCAAAACTTCCAGCTCTTCATTAATCGGTGCAGCAGCTATCACCTGGCGACTTTTAATCCACTCACGCAATAATCGTTCACGACGGCAGCGGAAATAAATCCCCGAAATAAGGCCAGCCAGAGTGCAAAAAATGCCAACAATGATGCCGACAACCATCCACTCATTAGGTGAGAAGTAATTAATCAGGCTGAATAGCCATGACGAAAGCCCACCTGCGAGCAAGGTGTTATCGGCAGCACGTGTGTACATTCATTTCATCCTTCACCTCCACTAACGAGGTTTTTTAGAAAAAGAGCACTATCCCCACCAGCACGATAACGACTAAGCCAAACGTTAAACCAGCGCTGTCGGGTCTTTGTCAGGTGGGTGTCAGGCCAAAGTCGTGTTAAAAAGAACAATATTGGTCAAACTAGATATGTGTTTAAAACAATCATGGTGGCTAAAATGACTAACAGTATTAAAAGGCTCCGCCTCGCTCGTGGATGGTCTCAAGAACAGTTAGCTGAAATCTGTTCATTAAGCGTTAGAACCGTTCAGCGCTTAGAAAATGGGGATAATGCAAGCTTAGAGACACTCAGTGCACTTGCCGCAGCTTTTGAAATTAATGTTTCTGAACTAGCAAATGAATCCCAGCCGTTGACTGAAACGAGCCAAGCTGCAGATGACAAAATCAATGCTGCTAGAGAACGAGTCGAGGAAGAGCAAAAATTTTTCCGTTCACTTATTACAATGTTAATCGTATGCGGCGTGTTGATAGTGATAAATCTCGTCACTCCACATTCCACATTCTGGTTTATATGGCCTATAGGCATATGGTTAGCGTTCATTGTGGTTAAGGGGATTCGTGTTTTTTTACTGCGAAATTGGATCATTCAGTGGAAGCAAAAACGACTCCAGCGCCTATTGAAAAGATAATCAAGAGTGTGCGTATGTGACAAACCTCAAGTAGAAAACCTCAATATATCTATGTCTGTTTACTGAGCGCTATATGCGAAAAAGGCCACATAGAATTGTGGCCAGCTAAACTACTTAGTTAAGTTTAAATCTTAGGCTTAAATTTTTATCATTTTTTCTCTAAGCGCAATGCGTAGTAATTCAACAGACCATATCCATAAGCAGGTTCCAAGGACCTCAGATATGATTTCGTCTGCTGGGAGATGAATAACCGCTGGTGACAGCCCAAGTATCGGAAGCATAACCCCGTGACAGATAACAGCAAAAAGAACACCAAAAACAATACCTTGCAGCATCGTGGTTCTAGGAAATATTTCGGCAACTACGCAATAAAAAACAGTCGCTGCAATAGAAAAAACAATATGTACAAAATTCCCACCCCAGTACACCAGTTGATCAGAATAACTATAAACAAGTGAGTGCCAATCAATGCCCATATCAGTCAGCATCTGTACAGGAGGAGCAATACGATCGGGGGTTCGAGGAGGAAGAATATCCTCCGTTCCAGACTTAACAAATGCCGAAATGATCCCCGTTATAACCCCGATGACTAAGGCTATAAAATAATGGCGATTTTGTTTTGGTGTTGTCTCAAGAAGTGTACTTGACATGCTAAATCCTCTGTTAATCCTTGTAATGATTATTTAACATCGGAAAGATTAACAAAGCATATACTTTAGTTAAGTAGGGTTAATTTTAAGAAAAATCTTCTATTATGTATTTCGCTTACCATGCTATTGGGTGGCTAAATCTACCACCTAGTTATCACGGTTAACCCGAGATCCCCATTCGGCTGAGCCATCTCCAGTTGTTGAAAGACACGCACCTGTTATCGATGCTACATGGAGATGACTCATGCGATTGGACAGCATACAACCCGCTCCAGGATATCCCTTCTTCGCTGAGTAATATGCTGAATGCCGTGGAAAATCTTCCCGTCCACTTCTCTCACAAACTAGCCGAGATCCACGGCATAAATAAACGTAACTTATAAGCGGATTCTATTCAATCAATCTACGTTATTCCCAAACGTTTATTTATTTACCAAACAGTGTTAAGACAATCCTTAGCAGGCGTTTTTTCGCTGACTAAGATATTACAGAGAGAAACGCTTAGCCCATTCCGTTATCTGTTCACCATAGATGAACTGAATGTTGAATGATTCCGTAGGGATCTGTACTGGTCCTAAGTAGGCAACACAGGGATACCCTTTCGGTCGATTATCAAAAACATAATCAACGATGTCAGCATCATCAATCAGGTCATCGTCAGCAAAACATGTAGCTCTAACCCACAAATCATATACAGCTTCGTTAAGCAGTAGTTCCATCGCATTTCTCTGTAAGTAATTTCCCCACATACAGAGTAGACGAAGTCATGTTAGTTGTGCTGAAAACTGAATTCAAAAATCAGTCCGCTCATTCCCTCTCGCACATGCTTGGTGTGGGATGGTTGTTGGATGGGCGCTGATATGAAAAAGGCCACCCTAAGGTAGCCTATAAAAGATTATTACGATATTAGGTCCATATTCTATTAAAAAAGGTTCAGCTTTTAAAAAACACGGTGACTTAATTTCTAATTACTAATATATATGTGTTAAGAATCATCTTATCCCAATAAACATAAGACAAAAATAATACATTTAAAAAAAAGATCATTTTCAATAACTTAACCTGAAACATTAGAATTAATTATTGTGCAATAAGAAAAACAAATGCTCATCATAAAATAAATAGATCTAAATCAATAAGTTGCGATTCATCCTAGGGTATCAATTACTAACTGCGTTTGATTATACATTAGCATCGCTTTTCCCTGGTGTTGGCCTATGGCCCCTCTCATCTGAAATTACGGAGGTGAGAGGTTTCTTTTTTATTACGTGTGGAGTTCCATCGAATGAAAAATAGTCGATTATTTCTTATTGCCAAAAGCTATGTAAAAGTGGTTTGTTCTGAGCCCGCAAAAATTCTTTTGATTAATGAAAAGTATTACGACAAGTTTTGTAGAGATAGTTGGGCCGACTATCATGGCGGTTTTTTTACCAATTTCCCGGCCATTGTCGAAGTTCCATACGATGGGATTTGGAATATCGTAATTGATACTCATAGTCATGGAGATACTGAGCCTTCAGTGGGCATAACTATTTTGCCTAATCATGAATTATTAGAGCACCAAGATATGCCCAATGAGTAAGGAAAATCTACTTATAGGCAATTATCAAAGTAGGAGTTGGCCATCAACCACAGCTGTCATGAGCACTGGCAAGCACCACGTTGAGCCTTGGAGGTTATCGAACAATACTTATGCAGTTATGCAGCACACCAAACGCTCCGGTTTACCCTTCTTCGCTGAGTGATGTGCTGTAAATGATCCGCCACCGAGGTCTCGAACCTCGCACCTACGACTTAAATAGCTATCGGCTCTTCCTACTGAGCTAGTGGCGGTTGGAGCAGTCAGCGGGAATCGAACCCACATCATCAGCTTGGAAGGCTGAGGTAATAGCCATTATACGATGACCGCCTTGGCGGCCCTTGCTGGACTTGGGGTTGCGTCGCTTCATCGCCGCTAATAACCGGTATATGTTTTGGCAGGCATAATGCTTTACTGGCTCACTCATTGGCGACTCGGGGCCACATCATGACTGTGGTGTACAGTGAGCGCGGTTTTACCACGTTAGTGCCTCACGTTCTCATCTTCCATAAACGTAAACATAAACGCAAAAACCCGCGCAAGGCGGGTTATTAAGTATGGTTGCTTATGCTCACTGCCATCCGGCGCAGCTTTGCGAAGCGTACCTAATTATTGCAACTTTTTGGCTAAAATCAAGCGATTTTATTTCGTTCCATTACTTCTCACCAATATTCATACTATCCATCAACCATAAAACCGATCTTGGTTAAGGCTAAGCGCCTCATTCATGGGACGGTAAAGCATGTATTCCGCAGTACTTAACCACATATCAACCCGATTGCGACAAGTGGCATAACACCATTCAGGGTGTTGTTCTTGTACATCCTCTGCCATCGCTCGCTTACTTTTTTTATGGGTATATCGTTCATGCAGAATGTCAATTAGTGCAGGGAAATCGATTAGCGTACTACCGACAACACGATCCATTTTTGAAGCATCTTTATCAGTACATCCGAATAAGTTACCGCCTTTATTAGCCAGAATGTCATTGAGAAAGTTTTCTAACTCGGTCTTATCGCAGCCACTTTTTTTGAGTGATCGCAGTAATTTTGTTATCGCCGTCTTTGTTATTTTAGTCCCGCCACACAGACGAGAGAGAATGCCGGGTGCTATCCCACCCTTTCTTACATAGGACCACTCCCCCCACATACGTAACTTTCCTTGAATCCAGATAGATTCGAGCGTACGTAATCGCGCTTCTTTAGTGTTTACCAAACCGATGCTATCTGGATAAATCATTTAATTTTCCTTCTTTTCTAAGGATGGACTGTGTACGGAAAACGCCTTCAGCGTGATAAAGGTGTGCCGTTCTGTTGTCAAAGATATGTGTGCGACGATCGATTTCATCGTGGCAGTCGCTGCATGCAAACGCAGCAAGTGAATCATCAGGTTTGATCCCGGTACCGCATTCACCGGCTAAGCGATAGTGTGCTAAAACCAACGTATCCCAATTTCCATTACATACACCTGGTATGCGAATGGTGCATTCACGGCCTCGCGCTGCATTTTTGATAACGTGGCTTTTACGGAGTTTCTTTGCCGGTTTTAGTGGGGCGTTGCGAGCGATAAGGTTAGCCATTACCAACCTCCGAAAGACGCTTATCGAGTAATTCCAGCGGTTCATACGAGGGCGCAATGTCACATTCGCGGCCAGTACTAGTGCTAGCTTTCATTCCTAATAATTTGTGCATTAAGGCGGTAGGCAGCTGTGATTGAAGATTGCGCTTTAAGCACCATACGAAAATATCGGCTTCACTGAGCTGCCGATCATCTGGCTGGCCCATCTGCTCACTGATAGTCTTGAGCATTAAAGCGATACGATTCTGCCGCGCTGTTTCTTCGAACTGCCGTGGGATTTCTTGGATATTGAGTTTGTTTTTGCAGGAACGACATACACAGACGGAGCCGTTATCGCCAACAGAGAATGGTTCGTAGTATTTCGCGTCACATCCCAACCACTGACATTTTCCTAACCATAGAACGTAGTGGTCAAGCGACGTCGTTCCACCACAAAGACCAAATGCACGATCACTATCGTATAAGCTTTGGAAATGTGGGTTTAGCGCTTCAATTTGATTTACGTCAGGAAGGATGCCAGCCTCTAAATGCTCTTGAGCTGCATTTAGACTCATTACCGCCACGCGGGTACCGCGACGAAAAATATTTCGACCTGTTTTGAGGACCGTTAGGCCGAGGTCATTTTGAGGGTATGCAGTAAAGATTCCGATCATACTATCACCCCACAGAGCGATAGATAGCCGAAAGCACCAACCTCTATAGCGGTCAGTGCGACAATACTGTGTTTCATTGTTTGCGCCATTTTAATAACCTAAATAGCGCAGCATTCAGTCACCAGTTATTCAGGCTGGCGAAGTTGGATTATAGCACTCCTATAGCCGGCATCCAGCATTAGCTCAATAAATCCCTCGACGGTGGCTACGTGCTCTCGATTATTAAGAATTCTCATGGAGGATACAGAGCCATCTTTGCATTTGATAACGACTCGACCATCATGGGGCAAGGATACTAATTGCTCAAAGTTCATATAATTATACTCGATAGATTTATAAACCCTTTCGGGAATCACTTCCATGTCACCTATGCGCGCACTACTTACTATGAGCGTTAAACTAAGTGTGAAGTGGTCAACAAAAACTGGCCACGGCTTTAGAGTTTTTCCAGAACAATCGCTCTGATTCATTGGGTG